TTATATATTGAATATAAAATTTTTTACATATGATAATGTTAGTAAGAAACCAAATGTTAGTAAAAGACCATTTATATTTGAGAGAAATTATAAAAGCATATTAGATTTCTTTCATAAAGTAAATTATTCAAAAATTAATTTATTTGAAAGATGTTTATTTTTTAGCGCCAATAATCATAATGACTCCTATAGAATAAGATATTATACTATATGTGGATAGCAATTAATTATCACAAATTATTTAAATATATAGACCGAATTAAATTGTATACATTATTTGATTCAAGTATATTTATGGAAATGTATGGTGGAAATGTTTATATAGATTATGAACATATAAACAAATACGAAAGATACGATCATATTTGTTATAAGCGCATTTATTTAATTTCAGGATAAAATAAATATTGTTATATAATTATGCATGGATAAAAGAAAAAACCGTTCCGATGCATACCAACATTACATTGCTGAAATTAGCACAAGTCCAGATATATTAACAGAACTATCAGATCAACGTTCGGTATTATCAGATTTAAACCCTTATGCTTATAATGAGACGTTACTTGATCTTCAGGATCAATTACGGGCGGCTTATTGGAGGATAATAGATACAAAGCTTACTCCTAGACAAAGGGAAGTAATTCATTTGTGTAAAGATGGGCTTACTCAATGTGAAATTGCAAAAGCTCTTAATGTTAACCAGTCTAGTATCACAAAGTCTATTCATGGCAATTGTGATTATAAGAATGGCAAGAGAGTTTATGGTGGAGCCAAAAAGAAGCTACAAAAGATAGCGTCTGAGGATGATGAAATAAAAACATTATTAGATAGAATTGCTGAATTAATAGATGAGGACGATATTTAATTATTTATAGTATTATTCTGGCATAAAATTTAGTAACTAATATTGCGTGGAGCCAATAATGGATAAATTTGCAGTTGATTATTCATATATAGATCAGAAATTAAATAGCCAAAAAAGCTATAAATATGAAGAAGTTAAGAATAGATTAGTTAAAGTTGCTTATGATATAGTTCGGTTTATGGATGCTGATGAAAGCATTGATGGACTTTGGCAGATTCAAAAAACTGATGATGGTGAAGTTATTGTAGCTATGTATGATGACACTGTAAAAACGGCTTCTAAGAAAACCGAATCAGATTGGCATGTTTTTCCTGATAGAGCAAATACATCTATTAATATCTTTTATAAAAACGAGCCAATAAAAAGAATTGCATCTGAAATGATAGAAGATAGTAATTTTTTGCCATCTTTATGTAAGGATATAGAAGTAAAGCTTGCGTCAGATGATTCTTTTAGAAATAAACTATTAAATGAATTGTCTTTGGACCAAAAGTCTGATTTGCTAACTCGTTTCCCAGAGATAACAAGGTAAAAAATGGATGATATTTCAAATCTTAAAAAATTAGCTACAGAGGCAATGAAAAAGCTTGCTGATGGGGAGAAATTTTTTACAGGAAAGCTGGCAATAAGGCTAAGTAAAGCTGCTCAATCGTATCCTGGAGATGCAACAATTGTTCAAATGGCTACTTTTCTTAATAAAAGAGCGGCTTCTCCTAATGGGTATTTGATTACTCGGGCAGAACTAAAAAACTTATATGATAGACTTTATACTTTGAATACTAAATGTGCTTCGATTTTATCTGAAGAGTTAGATATGTACACTCAGAAAGATACAGTAAAAAGAATGGCGCATAGTGAGAGTGAAGGAAAACTTATAGATTATGATAAATATGTAGATCCGATTATGGCCAAGGAGCTCCGGGCCGTATTTGATAAAGAAGCTAGTTATGCTCCATATTCAGATTCAGTAGCAAAGCAAGCAGAAGATGCATGCCGTCGAGTTCTTGGTCCTCAGCCTAAAATAAAAGCTGTGGATGGCCGAGATTTTGCTATCCTTTGTAGTGCTTCGTTTGATACCCCTAAAGGAAAAGTTGATGTAATGATTCCTGTAGAGGTTGTCAATAGTCAAGCACTTTTACCAACAGTCTTTTTATCGACCGCTGGTTTTGTTGATATTAATAGAGATAACCTAAGTAAACATATTGTAAATACTGCAGGAAAACAATTTAGAGTTAATGCAGAACAATTGTTTCAGGTTATAAAAGTGGCTAAGTTTGGTGTTTCGGCTCCAGAAATTGATCCAGTAGAACATGCGGTTATGATGCTTCACCAACGGACAAAGAAAGCTGAAGTAAATATTGATAATGCTATTGTTTTACAAGAGTTAGTTCCAGCTGATGTTAAACGAGAAGATTTACCAGAAGCCAAATCGTTCTCAGAGTATATGGGAACTGTTGCTGGTTCTGCTGAATTTGTATTTAGTAAGAAAGCTGTAGATATGGCTCATAATATGATTTTAAATGATTTATTGACCTTTGGGTATAAAAATCCAATTATCAAGTTAAATACATTTAAAGATGACACCATTACTTATATGGTTTCTATTGGTGGCGCTGGGTTTAAGATTCCAGTTAAAGTAAAAGAAGGAAAAGCATTACCACCAAATATGATTTTTGCAAATGGTGGAATGGAATCTTTTACCAGAGAAGGTGTAAAACAAGCTTTAGGAACTGGTGACTTATATAGTTCTTCAGTTGCTTTAGGGTATAGTTTAGATCATCCGGCTCAAATGATAGAAATGGTAAGGACTGCTTGTTTGGCTAAAGATTATACCAAAGCAAGTGAAGTAATTTCGGCTATTAATGCTTCTGGTGATAGAAAGGCTTTAGCTTATGCGTTTGGAATTTATACAGATGCGTTAAGTGGTAATTTAAAAGAAGCTCAGGCGGAAAAGAAAGTTCCAACAATTAAGGTAGCTGGACAGGAAGTATGTGCTCAGACTTATTTACCAGTTGATCAGGTTTATTTGGATGAAAATGGTGTTTCTCAACCTAAGTTCAGAAAAAATGCAGAAAAGACGGAGCAACAGGCTGCTTATTTCATGCAACAAAAAATTCTTTTAGGATAAAACATGAGCTCAGAAGTTGTAAAAAAAATTAGAAGCATCGTTAATACTTTGCAAGAAGTAGTTAAAAGTCATGAAGGATTACTTGATGATGTAACAAACCAATTAAGTGATGAAGATCTATCTTTTTTTGCTCATTGTTTAATTGAGGCAGAGGAACATTTAAAAGAAGCTTATGAGTGTTATTCTGATGCAATGGAAAAAGTTGGTGGAAATTTACCAGATGATTATGAAGAGTGTGGTTATTGTGGATTCGATCATGCTTACGAACCAGAACAGGCTAATAAGTGGCATGCAGAAAATCCTGGCCAAGGTTATGATCCAGAAAAGATGGCAGCTGTTGCAGAAATTGCCAATGCTTTAGACGGATCGGATGATGCTGATTTACAGAAAAAAGCTGGTGTTTTAGATGATTTATTAATTGCTATGGGACAATCTTCGGTTACGGCACTAAAGAAAGCTGAAGAAGCCGAAATAGAAAAACTTCGTAAAAAGTATCGTGATATGAGAGGAAATGCATTTAAAGCTTTTGGTGACCAGACCCCAGCTGAAAATGAACAGAAGGCATTTCAAGAAGAGGCAAAGAAAGCTATTGATGCAAAGGTAAAGAAATACCGTCCATTAGAAGCTCCATTAATGACTCACCAGTGTCCAGATCATCCTGGAACACCTTGGACTAGAATTTCCGACGGCGTAGTCCAATGCCCAATAGATAAGAAGATATATGACTTTAATTCTGGGTTTGTTACTATGAATGGAGATAAAGTTCCCGGGACTAGTATGGCTAATCAGAATAAATTAGATTATACGGCTCAAGATAGTATGTCATTTGCAACTCGTGATGGAATATTAAACGGGTCTTAAAATGGAAAAACATGTCAGCACCCGATTTTTCAAAGTTACTCTCCCATCCGGATTCAGAAGAGATCATAGCTAAATTAACAACTGGAACATCTGTAAAAGATATAACAGATTGGTTGAAAATAAAATACGGTAAGGAAGAGCAATCTCATTTGCGACTTCCTTCTACTTTATTGAAGCAGTTTCTTGATTCAAATTTAGATTTATATAGTACTATGAGGATGGATTTAGCAAAGATTAAATCCGGAACTATAGATAGACAAATTTCACCAGCATTAAAAAATAATAAAACCTATCAAGAAAGAATGATAGAAATTGCTGATGAAGAAGTAAATATAAATAAAACATTATCTGATTTAATTAAAATAATAAAGATAAGGTCGGAACAGGTATTTGATAAGATTCAAGAAAATCCAAGTAATACAAAACAGGATTATGCATTAATAAAATGGCTTGAATTATTAAAATCAGTTACTACAGATCTTGATAAAATTGTAAATAATCGTCCAGATCAAGTTATACAGCATAATGTTACAGTTCAGACTATAGAACAGCATACCGCAATATTTCAAGAAGCAGTTAGGGAAACATTAGCAGAAATGGACCCTGATGTTGCTTTTTTGTTTATTGAGCGGATGAATGTAAAGATGGCAGCATTAAAGCCACCAGAAGCTGAAGTTGTATTATCTCAAGAGAAAAGATTGAAGGAGGCTCAATTATTGGGAATGGCTGTAAATAAACTGGAGGATAAGGATGATAAATAAATTATTCAAACTATCTTCTATGTTTTACAGTATAGTTATAACAGCTGTAAAAAAAGAAGATGTTGAAATTAAATATCCAGGTTTAGATTTATCTTTATTTATACAGAGAGATCCTTCTGGTAATTTGAAATATTTAGAGTGGGAAGCTAAAGTATTACAATCTGGAAAGGCATTAGCTCCAGAAATTTGTGACGTTATTGATCTTTTTAATAAATATAAAGATAATTTAGAAAGAAAAGATATAAACCAGTATAAAGTGGAAGAATTTACTGATTTAAGAGATAAGTTATTTGAAATTAATGAAAATAGATTAAATAAAAAAAACAAATATCATGTAAATACTGAAGCGGTAGCATGTGGAACTAAAGTTGTTTATGATTCTGAAAATTTTATTGTGCGATTAATAACAAATAAAGACTCTTCTGTTCATCATGGGTTAGGGACTAAGTGGTGTATAACTATGAAGGATCAAACTTATTTTGAAGATTATGATAGTAATAATGTTGTTTTCTTTTTTATTAATTGTAAAAAGCTCGGAAAAGATAATAACTTTTATAAATTGGCTTTTGTTTGTCAAAGAGATAAAAATAATAATATAATTCAAACAGAGTATTTTGATGCATTAGATAATCCATATAATAATTTGGATTCAATTCCATTTTCAGAAGATGAATTAAGGTCAAATGATCAAATGGATGGTAATTATTATAAAGAATTAAATAATATAGAAACTAAATTAATACAAATAGCAAAGCAACAACCAAAAAGCATATTAGCAAAAATATCATCTGGCGAAGGAACGGAAGATGATTTTAGGAAAGTATATCAAATTACCAAGAATATTAAAGAAGTTGACATGGAAGAGAAATATATAAAAATTATGTTTGAACAACCTAATGTTCCTGTAGATATATTAAAAGATGCTGCTGAGAATGGTTGGTTGGCTGAAGTTGCTGATTATAAATATTGCCCACCAGAAATGTTACAAAGTTTATTAAAGACGGCCCCAAATAATCAAATAAAAGAAAAATTAATAAATAATGATAATTTACCATTAGAAACTTTATTTTATTATTTAGATGATAAAAATTATAGTAATGATTATGATTATGAAATGAAAAGTGCGGCTAATTTATCATTAGTGAGAAAATGTATTGATGGAAGTGCGGATGATTTAAACAAAATATATAATTGGTTTAAAGAAAATCCTGATTATGGACATCCTGGTATTTTATCATATGTTATTAATAATGAAAATTGTTCATCTGAATTATTAGATAATATGGCCAATGAACATAATGATGAATTTGGTATTATAGCTAAAATAATTGATCATCCTAATGTATCACCAGAAACTTTATCAAAGATACACCAAATAAAAATATTAAAATAATTAAAGGTAAATAATGCAACTCCTAGATCAAATTTCCTTAATAGCCAAACAAAATGGAACATCAACTCCATTTATTTGCGGAGGTTTACCTAGAGATAAAGCATTAGGAAAAGAATCAGACTTTCAGGATATTGATTTAACTACCGGTGACGAAACTGTTCATGCTTTGGCAAATGCTGTTCATAATGCAATTCCTGGTGAATTTAAAGTTATGGATGATAAACACGCCACATTAATTGCAAATAATTTAAAAATAGACTTTTCTTCAAATTTTATTAATCCTGCAGTAAAACAATTATTAGAAAAAGCAGGCCTAGAGAATCCAACAAAAATGCAATTGGAGCTTTATTCTAGGGATTTTACTTGTAATGCTCTTTTGATGACCATGGACTTGAAGGTAATTAAAGATCCTATTGGTTTGGGTATACAAGATATTCGAGCAAAAAAGTTAAGAACCTGTTTACCTGCGAGTGTTACTTTAGGGATAGATAATAGAAGGATTGTTAGAGCTATCTACTTGGCTGCTAAACTGGGTTTCGAGGTTGATCCGGAAGTTATCTCATGGGTGAAGTCAAACCCCGCTATAATCGCTAATGCAGGGCAAGGATATATAAAGAAGAAATTAGACCAAGCCGTTGATTATAATATAGGAATTACGGTAAAATTATTGAATGAAATGAATCTTTGGTCATATATTCCAGTGACAGAGAAATTGATGCCATATTTTAAAAGGACGTTATAATGATAAAGAAATTAGCTATTATTCGAGATAATGAAGATACACCATGCGTTTTTGGTCTTTCTATTCCCTTCGCTTGTAAAAATGCTGGGTCTTTAGTGGAAAAAATGGCACCTATTTCTATGGCTGGAGAAGATGCGGATGAAGAAGATATTGAAAATTTAGCCAAGTCAAATAATAGAATACTTATAATGGAAGCTAATGGATCGATCTGTGTTTACAATGATAAAATATTTGAGGATAAATTAAAGTGTGAGTGTAATTTTGGTTCAACAGCCCCAGGAGTAAAAGAAACTGGATTAACAGCAAGTCCATTTTATTCTAGAGTTTATGATAATGTAGCTTTAGACGGTTTGTATAATTTACCAATGTCTGGGGATCTTAATATAAGCAGGAATTTATACTACGCTGTTCAAAGTCTACAGGGTGAAAACGAGAAAGATAAAGAAAAAATTAAGAAATAGTAGTGTTATATCTTGTATTAAAACTGCATATAAATAGTGGTTAAACACAGGATAACTAATGGAAAATAATCAAGAAACTGAAGAAACTGAAGAGAAGAAAGAAGTTAAAGAAAGAACTCATTATATTTATAAAATAACAAATTTAATTAATAATAAAATTTATATTGGGCAAACTGTAGATTTAAAAGCACGCTGGCTTAAACATGTTGCTTCATCTAGGACAAAAGATAAAAAACAAAGTTTTTATCTTCAAAAATCTATAAATAAATATGGTAAAGAAAATTTTAAACATGAAATAATAGATCAGTGTCAAACATTAAAAGAGGCAGATGATAAAGAAATTTATTGGATTGCTTATTTTGATTCCACTAATACTAAAATAGGTATGAATTTAACAAAAGGTGGAGGAGGAAATTTAGGGTATAAGATGCCAGAACATCAGAAAGAAATATTAAGAAAAATAAATAAAGGTAAGAAATTATCTGAAGAACAAAGGAAGATATTAAGTATAGCAAATAAAGGGAAGAAATTATCTGAAGAACATAGAAAAATCATAAGTAAAGCAAATAAAGGTAGGCCTCTTTCAGATGAGCATAAAAAGAAAATTTCTGAATCTAATAAAGGAAAGCCAAAATCTGAAGAACATAAAATAAAATTAAGAGCTTATTGTGGTGATAAAAGTCAAAATTATGGCCTAAAAAGATCTAAAGAACATATAGAAATAATAAGAAAAACACACACTGGAAAAATTCTTTCTAAATATACTAGAGATAAAATAAGAGAAACTAATTTAAAATTAAAAATTTCAGTTGGTGAAAAAAACCCTTCTGCAAAATTAAGTGAAAATGATGTAATATTAATACGAGAACTATTTAAAAATGGTGAAAAACGTAAAGATATAGCTTTGAAGTTTAATATTTCTAGAAGTGTAATTGAAAGAATTGTCTCTTATAAAATTTGGAGGCATGTAAAATAAATAAAGGTAATAATATAGCATTAACAATAGCAGTTTATAAAAGGATTTAGCATGGCTCTAGCAGTAAAAATAGCACAATCAACAAATGATTTCGATCAATTTCAAGACATAATCTCCGGTCTTGATGATAATAGTGGATCGTGGGAAGATTCATCAGAAGTTAGATTAAATGATGATTCTCTTAATGATGATTCTCTTTTGGTTGAAGAGTTAAATGCAAAAGATGAAGATGAAACCACAGGAACTACTAGCACTACGGAAAAAGCTGTTCTAGAGGTTGAAGAAGAGCCCGATGAGCAAATCTTTTTCAAGCTTGATATGATCCCCGGTGCTGAGAACCAAGATGACACTCTAGAAGATCTTATTGTAGATGAGGAAGAGCCAAAAATCGAGGTAAACGACGATCCGTGGAGATGCGATAATTTAAAAGAATTACCAAAGTGGATGAAGAATCGATATGAGAATATACCAAAACATAGTGGTAGAGATATTTCTGGTATTGAAAGAGCCGTAGCATATTTAAAGCAGTTTTTACGACAGATTTCTAGAGCAACTCAATCTGATATCAATGGCGTTTTAGATATTAACCATGTGGAAACTGTTAGAAATCAAGTTGAAGATGGAATTTCTCGGCTCGAAGATCGGTTAAAGATTTTAAATATGTACAAGAAAAAGAAAAGAGCTGAAGAAGATCCAGAAGGGTTTAAAAAAGAAGCTCAAAAGGCTGCCGGTGTAAATGGTGGAGTTACAATTACTGTTCCTCTTATTATTTCTCATTTGGCCCGGACCATGATCAATGGAACAGTAAGCGCCGGTCATGATATGGAAGATATGTTTGTTAAATTGGCCGATAAGTTTGATTTAACTTTAAGAGAACGTCACGAACTTATTCAGCTTATTCAAGATATGGGTTATCCTATTAGATTAGATAGGGCTTATGCTGGTGAAGATACAAAAGACTACCATAAACAAGATCATTTCGATTTAGCTCAGAACTTCCCATATTAATAAGGAAAACCATGCGAGGCGGACTACCAATACAAAGAAATTCTGAAGCTGGATATGAAGTTGAAAAAGCTGATAAATTACCTGAAGCTTTAAAATCAGCTGTTACTTCTTTAGAACAATCAAGACAGCGAAAGAGTTTTTCCATTATTGATCAGATTAATGGCATAATGGGAGGAAAACCACGGTATGGATCTGTGGCTGATGCTGTAGCTGATATGAGGGAACGAACAGGTTTAAATCAATATTTAGACCAAGTAAAATCGTCTTCAATGACACAGAAATCAGCTAAATCTATCGTGGCTCAAATAATGAATTCTGTCCCCGAGTCATTAAATAAATATAAAAACGTAGCTGATATATTGTCTTATGTGGATAATGTAATTGAAGGGTCACATGGATTGGGGTGTAGCATTCCTCAATTACAAGATGATATTTTAAGGACATTTCCAAAAGTACAACCCGAAGATGTTATGACTGATTCGGTGGCTAAGTATTTAAATAGCAAGATAATTTCTGCTATAAGTCTGATGGGTCCAGGTCAAGAAAATAATCCTAATTTGGGTAAAGGGTTGAATAAAGAAAAATTTGAGGAAAATGAAAATGCTTGGCAGGGGTTGGAGCCAAATAAAGATTAACAATGGAAGATGAAAGATCTCATTCTATATACAAAATCACAAACACGATCAATAGTAAGATTTATATTGGCCAGTCAGTTAATCCTAAAGAGAGATTTGCTAGACATAAAAGAATAGCGAAAACAAAAGGTAGAGAATTTTGTTATTTACAGGCATCTATAGCCAAACATGGTGAAGAAAATTTTACTATAGAAATTATAGATCAATGTAATGGTCAGAAAGAAGCAAATGATAGAGAGATTTATTGGATTGCTTTTTATGATTCAACTAATAGAGAAAAAGGAATGAATTTAACTAAAGGCGGTGGTGGGGCTGCGGGTGTGTCTCCATCCGAAGAAACAAGAAAAAAAATATCTAAAAGTAATACAGGTAAAAAAGCATCGGAAGAAACGAAAAGAAAAAAATCAGAAGCAGAGTTAGGTTCAAAAAATCATTTTTATGGTAAGCATCATTCTAAAGAAACAAAAAAGAAACTTAGCGAACTTAATAAAGGAAGACTTGGTAAAAGAGGGGAAAGTTGTACAACCTCAAAACTTAAAGAAAAAGACATTATAGAAATAAGGAAATTATATTCAAATGGTGAAAGTGGTCTTACTTATAAAGATATAGCTAAAATTTATAATGTTATTCCACAAACAATACATTTAATAGTAAGATATAAAAGATGGAAGCATGTAAAAATGCCAAGTGAGACATAATTATGGACGTAAGTTTATTTCAGCAATTTAAAGACAGTATATCTAATATTGATCCGGTTACTTTTATTGAAAAAAATCTAAGACTTGATGGCTCTGATTTTAAGCTTCATGGTAACGGCTATAAATGCTTCGCCGATATTTACAGGCAAATTGGAATTAAGGCATTAGAAAAAAATGCGAAACCAATTGTCCTAGTGAAGGGACGTCAGGTTGGAGCTACGACCATGGCCTCAGGGCTTGAATTGTTTTTTATGGCCAGTGGATTGTTTGGAAAAAATGGCCGTCCTCCAATGAGAATAATTCATGTTTTTCCTGAGTTATTACATGTTTTTACTTATGCTAAAACTAAATTCAACCCTATGATGAAGTCCGCAAAAGCTTCTTCAGATCCAAGTAATAAAAAAAGAACATTATCAGTTATTGAAGATAAATTGGATAAAAATTCAGCCACATCAGATTCTTTGCAATATAAACAATTTGATGGAGAAAATTTCATTCGCATAGAGAGCGCAGGTATAAACGGAGATAGGTTGATGGGTGGAACCGTTGATTGTTTGATTTATGACGAGGTTCAAACAATTCCAGCTTTGGCCATTTCAAATATTAATAAAGTTCTTTCTAAGGCTAAATATGGAAGAATGGGCGAAGGGGTTCAGATATATTTTGGCACTCCTAGGCAGAAAAATAGTGAGTACTACAAAATCTGGGAAAACTCTAATCAGCAATATTATTATTTGGGGTGTGAAAAGTGTGGAGAACATTTTCCATTATATACACCAGGAAGCAATGAATGGCAAAGCATATGGCTGTACGGATTCGTGGTTCAATGTACTCACTGCGGACATACTCAGGACAAGAATGAGGCAGCAGAAAGAGGCAAATGGGTAGCTACAAAAAATACAGAAGATTGCAAGTACATCGGCTTCCACATAAATCAGTTATTTTCTCCAAATTTAAGTAAAGAATTCATTATTTCTCAAATGCCGGAACACCACGAATTAAATACAGAAAGAACCTGGCAAAATGAAATTCTTGGGGAGTTTTATGCTGGAGAATCTGGACCAATAACACCAGAAGAAATAAGAGAAAAGTGTGCAGATTTTGGTCGAAAGATGAGAAAGAGCATCTCTGTAACTGAAAATAAAAAAATATTTGTTGGGTTTGACTGGGGAAAGAAGAGTGATGCTGATGCGGTTGGAAAAGATGAAGCAGCAAGAGCGGGTGGACAGTCTTATTCTACGGCGGTTGTTTTAACAGAAGATGGTCCAGGAAGGTTATTAATAGATTTTGCTACGATATTGAAAAAGAGTAATTTTGATTATAAGAAAGATGTAGTTAGAGAAATTATGCGACAATATAGTGTAACTCAGGCGGTAGGAGATATTGGATATGCAAACGATCTTACAGAAGAGTTACAGAAAGAATTTGGAGATAGATTTTTAGCAAGTTATATGGCAACTAAGGTAACAAACCATATTCATTTAAATAAAGAAACGTTTCCTCAAGTCATAAATGCTGAGCGAGAGTATCACATTGCTGAGCTGTTTAGTCTAATGAAGAAGGGAGTAATAAGATTTCCTTTTGGTGACTGGGATAAAATTTCTTGGTTGGTGAGTCATTGTTGCAGTATGGATATTAAAACAACGTTCAACAATGTAAAAGAGCCAATTAGAAGATATGTAAAAGGGTCAACTCCAAACGATGGATTTATGGCTTTATTGAATGCTTATTTGGCTTATAAATATCACAAGACGGGTGGATTTTCAGATATTAAGATGGGGCCGACGGATTTAGTAGCCAAAAAACCACCTATGGCTATTCTTGGATATTGTAAGAAGTTATAATATTGATATATAAGGAATGTATGAGTGATGATAAATTACCGCCAAAGCAAACAGTATTACCAGTTGTTTCTCATAATGTAGCCAAGCAGGTATCTTCTCAGCGGAGGTCTAACATTGAGGGACAGTTAGAAAAGGGTGAATTATTTGCTCCAGGATATGTTCCAGTTAAAGAAGGAATATCAAAATCATCTTTAGGAAATGTAGTTGGGTCTATTAAGAAGAAGGCAGATGCTGGTTCTTTTGGTGGAGGAGGGGTATTATCAGGAGCTGGGGGTGGTGGATTTAGAGGAACTGGGGGGTCATTACAGCAATTACCTGAAGTATATTCTCCGCTTTGGTTGAATTCTAATATGAATTTACCAAGGGATCGAGCTACAATTAATGCTTGGTGTCGTTCATATTTTGCTTTAAATCCCATTGTAAAAAACGCAATATCTTTACATTCAACTTATCCTATTTCTAAAATGAATATTAAGTGCAAAAACGCAAAAGTTAATGCATTTTTTGAAACCATGATAGAAGAAATAGATTTGATGAATATTTGTGTTCAAGTATCTCAGGAATATTGGACATTGGGTGAAGCAATTATTTATGCAGAATTAGATGAAAGTACAGCAAAGTGGAGTAGATTAATTATTCAAAATCCAGATTATATTGATATTAAGAATAGTGTTATTGCTGGGGAACCAATTATAAGTTTACGACCAGATGAAAATTTGCGCAGAATTTGCATGGGTAATCGTCCTTCTGATATTCAACAAAAGCAGCAATTAGATCCATCTATTGTAGAGCATGTTAGAAGGGGAGAGAATGTTCCTCTTAATAATTTTTATGTATCATATTTAGCCAATAAGATTTCTCCTTATGAAAAACGTGGCACAGGACTTCCGGTAGCATGTTTTAGAATGTTAATGTTGATGGATAAGGTCTATGAAAATAAGTTTGTTCAAGCTGATAGTTTAATTAATCCATTAACGGTGGTAAAGATTGGTTCAGCTGGGGCGGATGGGTTTAAGCCACAAATAGCAGATTTAGAAGCTTATCGAGAAGTATTTGAAGCGGCTGAAAATGATAAGAATTTTAAGATATTTACGCATGATGGAGTAGATATTGATTTTAAGAGTAAGGGTGCTGGAATTTATGATACCAACAATATGATGCAAGAAATAATAAAGTTCATATATATTGGTATGATGGTTCCTCAGGTTATTATGGATGGAGGAAGTGATGTAACTTATGCAAATGGTGGAGTTGCGTTGGATGTATTACGCCAAAGATACATGCAATTTAGAAATATGTTATCAAGTTGGTTAAGAAGGAAGATATTTGCGCCAATTTCTAAGATAAATGATTTTTATGATTACGTTGATGGGCAAAAAGTGTTAATTGTTCCTGATATTGAATGGAACCACATGTCATTATTTGATATGGGTGATTATATTCAAACATTAAAAGAATTATTAACGGCTGGTGGTGAAGGACAGGCTCCAAAAGTTTCAGTTCAGACTATGTATCGTTCTTTAGGAATAGAATACGAAGAAGAGCAAAGAAAGATTAGAAAAGAGGCAATAGATAATGCAATTCATATGAAGGAATTGCAATCACTTTCTGCTATGAGTTTGGATGAATTAAGAGGGCTTAAAGAAGAGGATGTTATTCCGGAGCCAAAGAACAGTCCATTACCTGGAGAAGAAGGTGAACAACCAGAAGGGGCGATGGCAGGAGGGTTACCAGGAATGGAAGGTGCGCCTCCTTTGGGTGGGTTAGAAATGCCACCGGGACCAGCAATGCCACCAATGGGACCGCCACCAGCAGCTCCAGCACCACCTCCAGCCGTAAAATAACAAAGTTGTAGGATTATTTTGGCATATGGCTAGGAGAAATCTTCTATGAAAATTACTGAAGCACAGGCCCGAAGCTGGAAGCACAATTTAAATTTAAGCAATATTCCACGAGCAATAAAAGAAAAATTATTTCAAGGTGAGGAATATGAAGTCCGTGCTAAGCAATTACATGATGCGGATAAAACTATTCGTGAAGTTGCATTGGGTCAGAATTTTTATGGAATAAGTGTAAAGCAAGCGGTTCAAATAGCTCAAAATGGTGCCAAGAATCATAAATATATTGATTCAGCTTATGGTGTTTCGATATTTTTAGAGATTTTACAGCGAATTATAGATGAAGGTAAGCAAGCGGCAGTTGAATTAAGTGAATTACCAACTAAAGAGTTTGAAGTATCTGATCCTGATGCATTGGAGCATTTTGTTAATAAAGATCAGGCAAAACAAGCGGGTATAAAAGACATATATAGATCAATATTTGGAGATCCGCTAGAAAAAGCATATGCTAGACAGATAGCGATGCACAGAAAAGTATTAGATGGGTTGGTTAATTTTGCAACGAGTTCTTTAAATGAGTTGCTTTTATGTTTTCATAGAATGGGATATGCAAATGCCTCTAATAATTTCTTAGGTTGGGTAAAAGAATTTGAAAATATTAAGAAAATTCATGCAAGATTGAATACAAAATTTATTAGTACATATAAGCAGAGCATTAAATTCTTTGTAGATATGGCGGCTAAGGGATTAAATGAAGGATCAGCACAGTCTATAAAAGGAATTACCGAAAAGCTACATATTCAACCTGAGCCCGAAGCAATAAAGCCAGAGCCAGTTGTTCAGCAAGAAGCGCCAAAGGCAGAAGTTGTTCCACAAGAAGATTCATTAGCTGAGTTTAGAAAATTTGTGGAGGAAGAAAAAGCAAAAAGACCTGTTGCAGAAAAAGAATATGCTGATTTAACATCTAGACAAACAAAAGATGTAGAGCAGATAGCACAATTACAAAGTGAATTAAAGAATAAAACAGAAGAGCCTCAAAAATTAATTGATACATTGGATGAGTGGGCACATAAGAATAGTCCTGTTCTTGATCCTTATGGAAATATTATAGCTGAATTGGGTAATGGGGATATTACTTTATTTAATATATTAGATAGAGATAATAATCCTATTGTAATGGATGTATGGTCATTGCCTAAAGTAATGGAGGCAATTCCTGGATTGGATACATTATTTAGTAAACACACCCCAATTAAAGATCAATCAATAGTAAATAGTCTTTTAGGTAAGATAGAAGAAATTGCGCCGGAGGTTAAGGAAAAGAGAGGAAGAGGTCGGCCCCCAGGAGTAAAAAATAAACCAAAGGATGAACCTCAAGCTGCAGTTGTTTCAGAAGCACCCGTAGCAGCTCCAGTTGTTCAAGAAGCACCAAAGGTCGAACCGGTTCCAGAAGTCGTTCCTGAGCCAATTGTGGAGCAACCAGCGGCACCAATCAACCAAAATGTTCCAGAGCAGTATTCAGAAGCTAATCTTGCAGCAATGAAACCAACTGAAAGAGGTGCTTTAATAAATAGTATAACAGATACTAGTTTATTGGATGCTATTTCTAAATATAATAATTCTAATGTTAGGTTTGCTATAGCCGCTGGTAAAAACACATCACAGGACACATTATTTAATTTAGCACAAGATAAAGATGAAGATGTATCTAAAATGGCGGTATCTCAGATTAATACTCCATTATTGCTTACAGAATTGGCAAAGAGTCGTAGTCCAAGTGTTCGTTATTTTGTATTAAATAATAAAATAACACCCGATGATATAAAGATAAATTTAGCTAATGATCCAGAGGTAAGGAAACGAAAGAATAAGGATGATGCAGATAAAAAACGACTTGGAGTTACACCTTCAATGGAAAAAGAATTAGCACAAAGAGCTCCTTATGTTGCTCCTGAAAAAGTTAATGAAGTGATTCCGGAAGTTGCGCCCGAAGTTGTTCCAAAAGAAGCTCCTAAAGCCACAGATTATTTAAATGAATTAAGTGCAAAGGAATTAAAGACATTAGCACAGGATGTAAAAACTCCAGATGATGTTCTTTTGGCTATTATTGAAAAGTCTACTGATGATTTCTTTACACAACTTCCGGCGGTTAATAACATAAAGAATCCAGATGTTTTAGCAAAAGTAACTAATCCAGATCTAAAATCAGCAGTAGAAAAACGACTTGTTGATTTGGGAAGTACTTTAAAACCAGTTGAAGCCCCAGTACCAACAGTTGAACAAAAACCAACTGAAGCTCCAAAAGTAGAAGAACCAACATCAGAAGAACCAGCAAAATTAGAAGGAATGCCTGAACCTCCAAAAATGACAAAAGAGGAAAAACAAGCTATTCAGAATTCTTTAGTTTTTATTATATTACCAGAAGATTTTGATGGTAATGAGAAAGGTAAAGTTCAAAGACAGGCTAAAGAATATTATAGTAAAGATTATCCAAAGGCTCAAATTGTTGTTGATAGAGAAAAGAGAATAAAAAGTATGTTAGAAAAAAATCCAGAATATTTATCTAGAACAGTTAAATTAATTAAATATGAAGATTTTATAAATAAGAAAAAGAAAACACCAATGAGACGTGCTGAGTTTTATAATAATCTTGTTAAATTAGCAGATAAAAATAATCCATATTTAATAGCCAATGCAATGCTTGAATATTCTGGAGAAATTGATTCTGTTGATCCTGAACTTTCTGTTCAACTTTTAAATAAAGCAATCGAGATTTTAAATGGATAATATTTTAAAACAAGCATGCGAAGAAATTCAATCAGAAGTTTCAGTTGTAAAAATAGCTGGAATATTGGATAGATTGCATTCTTGGTATAAGAATTTATTTGATCCAGAATATAAAGAATTAGTAAATAAGCTTCGTGATGATTCTGACCAAGTAAAAGAAAAGATCCAATCACTTTATCGTCATATTACAAAAATAGATGAAGCTATAAAAAATGGTGATGTTGGGTCTTATGATTATGCCTTAGAGTATATTAGAACTATATCTCATGAATTGGTTGAATCTTTAAATAAATTAACTGTAGAAACTAGTGCTGTTCAAGAAAAAGCTGGTCCGGATGTTGGTAATTATAAAAAAATAAATGTGTCAGAAAATGTAAAACGTAATGAACAAGTTAGAATTACAGCGGCATTAAAAAAAGCTAATGTTTCTGAGGGTATTATTGCGCAGATAAATTTTGATGATTTATTTAATACAATCACCAATGCATTATTACGGGGAAAGATATTAGAAAGTGGATTAGCGAAAGAGCAAGGAAAAGAAAGGAATGGAGAATTATGGGTTTCGTTAGAGTCGCCAGAATTTAAGATTCCAGGGTTTTCATATTTAATGCAAGTGAAAGCAACGGTTACCGATTTATTTGTAAGAAGTTATAATCCTAAAAATGAAGCTAGTTTAAGGAACATTTATTGGTTTAGGGTAACTCCAATGCAAGGAACGAGAGAGGTTGAAAAAACGGCATCTCAAGTTAATAAGCAAATAAATAAAATATCAGG